GTGCTTCCTGATACTCGTCGATATCTTCCGATAAATCTTTTCCAACCAATACCCCGTTATGCCATACCCATTCTGCGCTCTCAAACACCGCATTTACAAATGCATGAGGGGCCGATGGATTGGTCACGATATCGCCCAGGGAAACGAGATACAACGATTGAACAACTTTGGCATCACCGGACTCTTTAACATCCCCAAATCCACGTGAGGATATACCTAATTGAACTCCACCCTCGATCAGGTTTCTTACCTGAGTCCCGTGATTTGTATTTAAAACCAATGCCTTTGTTATAAAATTGTTGTTGTCTTCCCTTACTTCGGTGAATCGATGTGATATCCGGTCGGGATTAATTTCGGATGATTTTTCAATGGGGTGATTTAACTCCCCAACTGCCCGGCCATACTTCATAAAATCGGTCACGTGCTTATTGATGGCCTCGCCCAATACCTTCTTAGGATAAACACGATTGTTTTTGTTCTTGATTTCGGATTGAAGGGTAACACCTTCGATATACATATCCTTCCGCACTTTACCCTCAGCAAGTTCGACGATATCCTCGGTAATCTTAAGCTCGGATGTTATTTCGCAAAGTTCTCGCATTGGCTACTCCTTATCGTCGTTATCATCGACGTCGTCTTTCTTTTTGTCGTCGCCCTTGCCTTTTTTCTTTTTCTTGTCGTCGGCATCGTCGTCTTTATCGACATCTTTTTTCTTGAATGGGAATTCACCCTCACGAATTTCCAGGGTAAATTCTTTTTTACTGCCGAAGACCTTTGAAAAATAGGCACGAAGTTTTTTCTCATCTTTTTGATCAGAAAAACTGGCCTCGCCGCCCGTCCGTTGATCGGATGTGCGCCATTTGATGCCTTTGCCGGATGCGTGTACGAAAACGTGCATTATGGATTCCTGAACTTCGACACCGGCCATATCTGCCGCGACTTCGCGGGTAATACTTTCTCGCTCTTCTGTATGATGAGTGGACATTTTGCTCTTTAATCGGCCGATAAAACCAACCGCATCATTATCCAGAGCGTGTTTTATAAGTCTTTCCATTATAGGATTCTCCTTTGAGATTTAAATTGATTTTTATTTAAGCGCTTACCTGACCGTCAGCAATTGCATCGGCGGCGGCATCGGCACCCAGGCCATTGCCAGCATCCATCATATATGCGACCGACTTCTCTGGAACCTTTCTCGATTTGCCATCGAGATTGGATTTAACCGTATAACCGGAGGCGATTACCTTTGTGATAACGCCTGTGTCGTCATGGCCGTCAACATCAAATGCGATACTGTCACCGATAGAATAACGTTCGTTCAGGTCCAGGGTCGCTTCAAATATGTCTTTTAACTTTTTCATGGAATATTATCTCCCTTAAAATTTTCGGTTTGTTAAATGTATTTACTGTTTAGGAACTATTTTTTCGGCGCCTCTTCCTTTTTTACCGGAGGTTCCTTCTTTTTTGGTTCTTCCTCTTTAGGTTCCTTTGGGGCCGGGGCTTCCTTCTCTGGTGCTGCTGGTTCCTCTTCAGGTGCCAGTTCCTCTTCTCCCGCCTCTATGTCACCCTTTCGTTGAGCTTTGAGATCGTCTCCGATAAATTCCTCACCAGCACTCGCCTCTTTTTTGATTTGGGCTTGCTCCTCTTTGATCTGGTCATCGGTCATTTTGAATATTTCTTTTTGCACATACTGATTTGAAAAGAACTGACCAATGAATTCCGACATTGCTTCGGCCGTTTCTGCCTGATCGCGCAATATCTCAGCATCCTTTAATTCAGCGTAATAATTATCCTTGGACCATTGAAATACGATATCGTTTTGGATTTTGGTCCAATCGGCCTTTGACATCACCTTTTTATGTATCAACTGTTTTTCAAGCAAATCCATAAAAAGGAGCGAAAATTTGTATTGCAATCCCTGGATGAATTTAGTAAACTTCAATTCTTTCCTGCTCATTTCGCCGGAGTTACCGATATTAATCGTCGGCTGTTCCTCATCGTCGATGCGCTCGGTCGGCACCTTCAGTGATTTATATAATTTCTTTTTGAAATAAAGGATATCATCTATCTCGCCCAATTGACTGCCGCCCTCCAGGGTCTCGATTTTTGTGCCTTTCTGATCAGCATTCGTCGGAAGGTAATAATCCTGAATCATCGAGAGGACATTTTTCTTGGTTGACAACTGCCCGGTATTTGCGTTATAATAAACTTTTGATTTAAATCCTTTGATGAGTTTCTGGACATAAGCGTCCGCTTTTTTCTTGGGAAGTTTACCAACGTCAATGAAAAATACCCGGCGCTCCGGTGCCCTCGTGATTCGGTATATGACCGCTGCATCCTCCAACAGTCGCAATTGATTCAAGGGCTTGAGTGATTTATGCAGGGGAGAAATATAAGTTCGGCCAGAATAATCCGTTAAACCTGATGGCACAAAGGTGATTGCCGAATCAGATATAAGGTATCCGTTCTGGTCCTCATCATAATTAAATTTTTGCAAATTCCTGACATCGGCATTCCCCTCCAGCCGCCGCTGTTCGTTTTCCTTCCATATATAACAATAATCACCCTTTACATCTTGCTGATGTTCCGCGATAAACTTTTTCGCCTTTTGATCTACCTTGAGCCGTATGATATCAAACGGTGAGAGTGGTTGAATCTTTTTGATCCCGGCATTTCCACTCGCTTCGATAATGACTTGAAAATATATGCGGCCGTCGATATACCATTTCCGAAATATCTGATCACCAACATTGTTGAAATTTAGCAAATGTATAACTTCGTCATAGGAATCTTTGATTTTTTTCTTGATGTTATCTGATAAATCAACATTATCTAAATCAATTTCGACAATATCGTCACCATCTTTTACAATCGCCTCGTTTATGATTTCATCAATGGCGTCATCGATTTCAAAATTGACGGTTGCCCGGCGATACATTGTAATGAGGTCATAAGCGGTTTTTGCCCGTATTTCAAAGTCGATGCCCCAGGAGAGCTGGCCTATACTAAAAGCATCAGCTTCTGGTTCATCAGTATTCCGCAATTCGACAACATCATCCGGTAAATGTTCCGGAGTGAATTTGTCGTCGTTTTTCGGAGCTACCTTGATTAGTGTCCCAAGTATTGTTTCAAGTAGTTTGCCCATTATTTATTTCCCTCTTTGCACGGATTTACGTCTCGTTGATTTCGTAGTTTTAACTTTTGCTTTCGGATTTTTCGATTTTGATTTTTTGACGTGATCTGACCACTTTACCATCATCGCCTTAAAGACCGCTGCTTCAGATTTCTTGCGCCATTTACCAGGGATATTTACCGCTGCCTGACGATAATTGTCCCAATTAAACACAGCGATATCCGATTGAATATGAGTTGTCAGATATCGACGAATGATTAAATAAGAATAACCGGCTGGTAGTCTCAAACTATTCCATGCCTGTTTTATCTGAGGATATGTGATCCGTTTTCGATTTTTCGTTGCTCTCACTAATCGGTCGGCTAATTGTAATCGTTTCGCCCAGGGCAGATAATGTATATTTAATCCCAAAAAGCCATCAGGATATTTTGCCAACATAATCGGCATCGGCAGCACATCATAATAAGGTAAAGTGCTCGACCATTTCGGAGAGTATTTAAACATCATCGGGAATCCAAAATAAGCTTTCTTTATTTTGCCCGGCTTTATTTTGGGTATTTTTTCGCCCTTGTATAGTTTATCAAACAGCATCTGGATGTCTTTTGGAAACTTCCGCTTCCCCCGCGAGTAAAGCTCTTGTGGAAGACGGCCGTCAGCCTTTGCCGTTTTTCCTTCAAATAAGTTCTGGCCACGGGGCCATCCTGCTTTATGAACTGAATATTTGGGCATTTACAATTTCCGTTCAAAATACCGGCCATCCGTCCCATGACCTTCTTTGAATTTTAATTTTCTCAGCATATTTGCTGATTCAGTTGCACCAAATTCAACATATGCCTTGGCTGTTTTATATCCTTTTGCTTTGAAATATGAGAGAAAATATTCTAAGGTCTCCCGGCCATATCCCTTATGATGTTTGGAAGCATCCATCCGATTGAGATAAATACTTTTCTCTTTTTTATTGAGGTCGATGGTTGTTTCGACGGCCAGGGTTGGTTCGGCGGTATCCAGCCAAGTCTTTTCGGAATCTTTTAAATATGCATTAATAAAAACCCTGACCCTCTTGTCCAGGATGCTAAAAGTCAACCTTTTCGATTCTAATCCAGATGATCCGCCTTTTTCGGCGAGATCTACCTTTAAGACTCGCTTAATTAGCTTTCTAAAACCATTCCAGTCTTCCGCACGGATGATTTTTTCCATTTGTTTTATTTCAGATTTGGATGCTTTTTGATAGAATTCGGCCATCTCCTGGAAGCCGATATTGCCGCCATACACCATTTCATTCATTATCCGAGTGAACGATTTTATCATAATCGTTTGAACTCGGCTTTGGCTTTGGCCTCATCTTTAAAAGGTCCACCAATGATGTTTTGATTGCTGTCATAAATATACCACTTGCCGCGCCTCTTTTCGATAAAATCGCCCTTTTCGGCCTCGTTCAATTTGAATGCCTTCATCGCTGCTGCTTTCTTTTTGAAAACTTTCAGCTCTCCTTTTGAACCGAGAACGTAATCCTTGGCAATCACATCCTGCTTAAATTTGTCACCAGCGATTACCGTATGTTTGACTTCGAGGACAGTCCCAACATTGAGTTCCTTTTCACCGGTCACTTTATACTTGGACAAAGAGCGCCCATCTTTACTGACAACGAAAAATGTGAAACCAGGGACGAGATCCTCTTTCGCGATTTCACTGGACTCGTTAATAAATGTTTTAAATGTTTGCATTTTATTCCTTAAAGGTTGACGGTTTCGTCTAAGTCGTCGAGGTCTTCTTTGATATCGGTAACCATTTCTTTGAAAGCTGCCGGGGTAATATCGACATAATTGTGGCTGATGCCGATGCTATTGGACTCGGAGGTATTTTTGCCATCATATAGCGAATAACATATTTCGCCATCCCCAGGGAAATATGAGAACAGGATATAAACTTCCAGTCCCGAGTCGGTCTCCGCCATGAGTCCCCACGATTCATTGATATCAGAATAGCGCCAGTTCCCAATGAATTCCGGCCGGGCAAATGCAATCTTTTTCTTTTTCAATGCCTTTTGGAAATCCTTGAACGCTTGTTTGCCCTTTTTCGATGCAGCCGCCTCGGTCAATTCATTGTCCTTGTGGACAAAAACAACCCGCTCTTTAATCTCATCGAACTTGGCAATTTTATTGAGTTGGTTGCGTAAGACACCCGCCTGGGATGATTTTGGATCGATCTCAATGCTCAGAATCGTGCCGGTCTGATTAAAACTGATCCCATTGTTTTTTAAAACCTTTTTGATTTTATCACCGTCTTGTGTATCGAGGACCATCAATTTTTTGGCTTCAATGAGCAATGTTGATTCAAATATTTTTTTCAGTGTTTTCATCGTAAATCCTTTTCGGTGAGTATTATAAATTTTTGGCCTTTCTTTTTTGCATAGGCATCAGCAGCCTTCCATTTATTAATATTTTTGATATACTCATAGACCTTCCGCTGATATGCCTGGGTTTTTCTGTTTTGCTGTGGTGGTTCCCTGGTAAAAGCAAATGGCTTTATTTCGATAAGATATTCTTGAACGCCGTTTTTGCCATTCATTTTTGCCCATATGTCCACAAAATATCGGTGCATTCCACCATCAAGATCCGATACATACGGGACAACGACCTCTTCGGAAGTCCACTGTATCACCGTTTTATTAAAATCAAAAAACCTGAACCATTTTAATTCAAGTCCAGATCTAAATATGATCTTTAACGGATTTCCCTTGTATTTTTCTGGATACCTGGGCTTATAGGTTCCCTGGTGCAAAGTATTCTGATTATACATAACACTATTTACAGTTTAGCTGATGAACTCATTGATATTTCCCGGCCGTTTGCTGTCTCCATAGTCCTGGCTTTGCATCCAACACAATCCTCGTCGGATGCGACATTCCAGTGACAAATCGCAATGCATTTCCCATTGCTATTTAAAACAGCATAGCCGCAATGCTCAGCTCTATATCCTTTTATTGGTGATTTCATATTCAAACTCTTCCTGATCATAGTATTTCATTCGTCTCAGAAAATGCTTAAGAACATAATTTCTTTTTGATTTCCAGCTTAAATCGTCGGTAATGTCATATAATTTGGCATCCTTATTAAAATATTTTCTCAGTAGTCGCCCAATGCTCTGGATGACTTTGATGGATGATAATACCGATTCGGCAAAAATTAAATTGTGAAGGTTTTTGATATTTATCCCGGTCGAGAATGTCCCGTATGAAGCCACGATGATTATGCCCTCGTGTTTCTCCGTTATCTTTCGGACCTTCTCCCGGTAATCGACCTTGACGGTCCCATCGATATAATATACGTGTTTATCAGGGAAATTCTTTTTTAATAAGTGATGAAGTTCCCGGCCATACTCCCGTATTTTAAAAAGTACCATCGTGTTGCCTTTGCGGGACGCCGCCAGCTTACAAATAAATCGTTTTCGTTCAGGGATTGCTCGGATAATAGCGGTCTCATCCTGCCACTCCACTTTATTACGACC